TGCAGACGCAGTTTGCGTCATGTCTTTGTACATGAAGTTATCTAAAAATTTCTGTTGTTTTGTAGTGAGTCTTTTCCAACCTGCTTTACTTTGCTCTTTCGTCAAAGTTTGACCTACCTGCACCATACGAACAATTCTCCATATTTTGTCGCTACAGGTAATATACAAAATGCTACAGAAATTACAATGGTATTTTGGGGTAGGGTTGGTGGGTTACTTACCACCACCCTATACCCCCTTATAGGGGGGAAGTCGTGGTAAGTTGGTAAGTAGCAATAAAATCAATGACTTAGCACTCACAACGTAGTTACCGACTTAACTTGTAACCAATGTAAGTAAACCCACGTAACGTAGGCTATACAACAAATATTAGGTTACGAACAATTCTACTTACCAAGTAAGTCGGTAACTTGGTAAGTAAAAGTAGTTATTTTATGACGATTAAATGATCTTTAGCCCATTTAGGATTGACCCCAGATTCTTCTATTAACTTGTCTTTTAATCTATTGGCAAAAGCATCACCAGCAGAGGCAGAACCGAACATTTCTTCGGAAGCCTCGTCCCTGTTGTCGCAATCCAAGCAAACCAGATTGCCATTTTCATCTTCATGTGAAACCCAATCGGGTTTAACAAGTTCTTTACATTCCATACAAATCATAATTTAACCTCCTTTGCATATAAATTTTCTTTATTATGTTCGTCAATAACATCAGCAACCCAACTAAAATCTAATTTACCAAAAGCATCATGGTAAAGAATAACATTACCATTAGCATCTTCAATTGGGTTGCCATCATCATCTTCTTTATAAAATACAACTTCATGGATTTTAAATTTACTCATAATTTTACCTCCTCTCTATTTTCCGAACATTTTAGAATAGCTTCTACTTTTTCCATAGCATCAATAGGACATTCTGCCATTAGCTCGAAACTATTTTTTCTTCCATTAAGTTCAAAATTAACAACGTGCATTACTCGTGGCATTTTGTCAGTTTCTTTTGTATTAGAATATTTTGTAAATGCGTTCATATTACTAATTTTCATAATTTATCCTCCTTTCAAAAGAATAAGGTGGGGATATACCCCACCCAAATTAGTTAGTGTTATCTTCATGTAATAAACGATAGCCCGTGCTTTTGAATTTACGTTTAGGTTTAGGCAAAGACCATTCATGTTTATCACTTGTGTAATGTGACCAACCTAGAGCATCATAAAGGTGACTTGGATTCAAGTCAAAATTAGTATACCCCTCTAGTATCGTGTGGAAGTAAGAAGAAGATGGTGGTAATATGTTCTTATTGTTATTCATCTTATAAGTCATAATATTATTGATCTTGATCTTACCATAAAGATTAGGATAGCCTTCATAAAAATCCAAAGCCTTTTCACAATCTTCAGTAATTTCCCACAGACCTACAGGAAGTAAATCCTCCTTATCGTAGGTCGGCACAATGTCAGCAACATGTCGAAATACCAATTTCCATTTTGGTATATACATAGAGCCCAGATGTTTTGCATCTGGACATCTACTCGACATGTTAGCCATGTTCAAGTTAGAACCATAAGCCATATATAACTTAGTCATGTTCTTAGTTGAACTCCTTGATTAACTTAGCGACTTCATTACGTCTGATATTCTCGTAAGCTCGTAAGTCTTTCTTAGGCATTGGCACATCAGCATACCCGTAAATAAATTCTTCTTTTAATTTACGCATATTGCGTCTGTCTTTCTTAGTCATCTCTTTGACATACATAGTATACCTCACTTTCTGTTAATTAAAATATACATTATAAATACATGACCAGAATATACATGTCAAGTATATTTATTAAAAAAAAATATATTTTTATATATTATTCAAAAAACGGCTTGTTTTAAGGGGTTTAAGGGGGGTTAAACAATATGCCCGTGTATGATTATACCCCCCTAATTTAGATTATTCGGGCATTTCCCATCTATAAAAGATATGTGTATTAATCCTTACAGTTTGTGTAAAGGCATCTTTCCAATACGGCTGGACGTAATGAGCATGGTAATGAGTAGAGCCATCTGTCACATCAATGCTAACGTGGTTGTTGATAATAGCATACGACAATTCTTCAGCCCAGCTATATGCCTGCTGGTCGGATATATGTTCGGGTTTACCATCACAGTAGAAACTGAACGCACATTTATTACGAACAATTTTTCGGGTATCCCATGAGTATCGAAGTCCGTCAGTAACTACCTCGCAAATAGAATCGGGAAACCGATAGTCCGAAACCCGATTCATAATAACTTGCCCGACAGCTAATTGCCCGACAGTAGACTCCGATCTTGCTTCAAAGTAGATAGCATGAGCCATGCACATTAAAGCTGTTGCTGTTTCAAGCATTTTATTTAACCATCTTATCTTTTACGTAGATAATCCGATTAGCTTGACTAAATGTAATATTAAAATGGTCAGCCAAGTCTTGCATACCGAACTTTTTATCGACAGTTACTTTTCTATGAACCCCCGACTTCTCAGTATGTTTGAACTTGCCTTTGTTATCTTTCCAATACTTTTGCACAGCAAAGATAAAAGATTCATTGAATTTAGTCATTAGGCAATATCCCTTTCAAAAGGTTTGCTTTGTTCTTTTATGACACTGCAATAATTCAGACAATCATCCCAAACCCCTCTCCATTGGCTATCTGTGACACCATAGGACATAAGAGCCTTTTTCATAACTCTAGTCGCTGTATCTGTCCATACAAGAGCATTAACCATAGCATACTTCCATGCACCGATCTCTCTTTCCAATGTGTCGTTTTCAGCACTTTGATTGACACCGAGTATATGTCCGAGTTCATGGAGTGCTGATACATAATAGCCCGTATTCTTTGTAGGACGAATACAAATAGTTCTATTTTTTTGATTAGCATAATATCGTGGAACTTCCTCGCTTAATGATTGATATCGAACCAAAACGTCATGCTTTGCACATAACTCCTGTACATGAATAGACATGTCTATACGTTTAACTAACTCTCTTTTCATAATTAACCTCGCTTTCTCTAAATTAATATTAGTGTGAGTGTCCTGTAAATTTAACAGAATATGACTTAGGGCAAAACTATTTTAACCTATGTAATAGATTGTGTACAAGGGTCAAACCAACCCATACGAGGGCAATCATATTACTAGACATTTACAGTTAGGATACACTCACTTACCCTGAAAGGTGTTTTTTTTGCCTCCCTCGTTATTCTAAATTGGAGAGATGGAAGAGAATCGAACTCTCGTGTATGGTTTTGCAGACCATATCCTAACCACTCGGACACCATCTCTTACCCTTTAATATTATAGGAACTATACTACCTAGTCAACAGTTTTTTCTTCTCTTGGTAAATAAACTTCTACAAAGCTATTACATTGAGGGCATGACAAGTTAGTAACTATTTGATATTCTTCACTATCTTCTTCTTCTATGTCGTGGTCGCCACCCCAAATTAATTCTTTATTACAATGCCAGCAATTCATTATTTTACTCCAATCATATTAGTAAACAAAGGTGCATCACCTAAAATTCTTTTCGTACCGATTTCAAGATAATCTTCATTTAATTCAATTAGTGTTGCATTACGACCTAGCCTGTCTGCAACTAACCCTGTCGTACCCGAACCACCGAATGGATCAAGAACATGACCATCTTCTGGACAGCCTGCCAAAATGCAGGGTTCTATTAACTCAGTAGGATAAACAGCAAAATGTGCTTCTTTAAATGGTTTTGGAGATATAGTCCAAACCGATCTTTTGTTCTTAGTTTCGTAAGAGCTTTCTAATCCACTATGGGGAACTAACCCCGTACCCTCATTGTGATATTTGCCATTTGTCCTGTCTCTTGTACCCCAATCTTGTTTAACTTCTTCTTTAATTGCTTCATTATCGTAGTAATAACTTTTCTTTTTACTTAACAAAAAGATATATTCATGTGCTTTTGTGCATCTATCCTGAACGCTTTCAGGCATAGGGTTTGGTTTATGCCATATAATATCTTGACGAAGATACCAACCATCTTCCTGAAGTCCAAACGCTACACGCCAAGGAATACCAACTAAATCCTTTTGCTTTAATCCTTTGACAACTGGTGGTCTTGTAACACCATACTCTGTGTCACCTCTTACAGTCTGGTTTGTTGTTGAAGTACGTCCACCACTTGAATAGCTATCACCCAGATTCAACCAGACTGTACCATCATCTCGAAGAACCCTGCGAATCTCCCTAAATATCCGAACAAGAGTTCGGACATACTCTGCTGGAGAATCCTCCAAACCAACTTGTAAATCTTTTCTTACTGCACCACATTTAGGACATTCGCTCTTGTATATAGCATCACCGACAACATTGCCTTGGTCATGCATAGCTTGGTGTCCTGTCGTTGTTTTAACAGTCTTACCAATTTTTGTAGTCCTCATGTGAGGACAATTTGGATCTCCACCAACCCATGTGCCAGTTTGATAATCTCTTAATCCCCAGTATGGTGGTGAAGTAACCACAGTATTAAAATGTTTTTCAGGTAAAGTTTTTAAAACTTCCCTGCAATCTCCTGTTAAATATTCTACTGTCACGAGTGTAACCTTCCTCTTTCTCTTAATCTTTTTTTTATTGTAATTTCTTTTCTATCCAGTTCTTTTAATTGCCTATCGCATGAACCACAGCTAACATCTGTTCGGTCTTTGTAAACTCGACCTCTGGTTTGTTTACCACACCAATCGCAATCTATGTGCTTTTCGTAGTACCTCCAGTAAGCATCTGTCATACATTATCTCTCGCTGTTGTTGCTTCATACTCACCTCTACTCATTACACCTGACATAGTTCCAAGCCATTTGCGACCACCAGATGTGGTAAAACTGTACTTGTTAATCCTGCCATCAATAATTAATTCTCGAACAATTCCATCAACTACACGCTGAGATAGATTATGTAACGCTTGAGGAGAGTCGGCATCAGTCATTCTATTTAAAATGCTGTCTGCACTACCCTGTTGACACAAGGCACGACCTTCTCTTTCACAACGAGCTACCCATTCATACAACGAAGTCTTCCTAGTATCTCTATTGGTTCCGATATCCAACTGCTCTATCTCATCAGTTCTATCTACCAGCAGTCCAGTGTACATATCCCGAACAAATCTTCGGATTGTACGATTTGCAGGACCATTTGACTTAACAACTGCACCATCAAAACATCTGTTTCTCTGGTACTCTATGTTCAACTCTTTACACTGACGTTTCGCTGTTTTCTCGTCCAACTGCCACAAGGCAAAGGCACACCGAACCCCGTCAACTAAAGCTGACGTACCACGAATAAGGTTACGAGCTTGTTCTGGTGTAGATATGACAGCATCATCTTTAACCTTTGTCATGTGGTGACACATCATCACTGACGCACCAGTTTCTGACCCAATTTGTGATAATAATCCAGTAAGTGCTGCTCCTGCAGCAGGATCTGAATTCACATCTGCGTGAACAAAAGAAGCCAATGGATCAAATATGATTAGCTTCAGGTTATTAATCTGTAAGATTTGTTCGTATATACGCTCAAACTCTTCTGACGTAGTGTATTCACCATGTATGTTCTGCATGATTGGAAACACACCACCAAGGTTTGGTAACGATACAACTCTCAACTCATGTTCGTAGTAAAATCTTTTACCATCAGGATCAAGACGTTCAATACGTCTATGCATCTCACCCTCATCATCTTCTGCTGTGAAGATAACCACATTACCAAACTCTTGTACCTTACCTCCAAAAGCATTTTCTCCTTCTAAACCAGAGGCTACTTTCATACCTAAGTCTAATGTAAGCATACCTTTTCCTGCATCTCCAGAAGCACTTAATATAATTGGCACATTCAGTGGGAACGTAGCATCAACAAGGAACTTCTGTTCAGGTGCTGTGCCTGTAAACCTTGATATAAGTAGACTTTCGTCCAGTAGATTTATGTTTTGTTTGGTATTTTTACTGGTTGTATTAAGAAAAGTATTAATATCAAAGTTCTCAGATATAGCATCTGCTGCATCCCAACCCTCTGGTTTACCTCTGGGTGGTGTCAACATGGTTACTGACCTTGCACCAGCATTAAGAGATAATTCTTGTACCAGTTCTGCAACTCTTCTACCAGCCGTGTCATTATCCTGCCATAGTATAATTTCTTTACCTTGCAGGGGAGAGAAGTCATACTGTGAGGCTGACTTCTTTGTAAGCATACCAGCTCCACCCATTGTACATGTTGCTGTATGTCCTATGTTATTGAGTGCATCAGCACATTTCTCACCTTCTACCCATATAACTTTATCAGAGGCAGAAATGTTCGGGATATTATACAAGGGTCTGACATCTGGCATACGAGGATATGGGTGGTCGCCAGTAAACTGCCTGAACTCTTTCTTTGCTTTACCATGAGAGTCTAGTACAGGATTGCCAGCACCATCACGAACTAGGTACTTTCTTACCAAACAGATCGTGTTACCATCTGAATTTAAGTATTTATACTCAGCATCATAAGGTGTCTGGTGATTTATTTGTGGTTTAACTGGGTTTGCTGGCACATCTTCCCGAACAAAACTTCGGGGTTCATCTATGTATTCTGCAAACATCTCTTTGATTTCAGGTAGTCTTAACCCTTGACCCTCCATCAATATCTTAACGATACCTCCGACACCGACACCACCATTAAAATCCTGACCCTTCATAAAGTATGGACTACGTGGATTGATATCTATCTTCAGGGATTTACCTGATTCGCCATACAATGAACCGATAGAGAACTCATCACCACGGGTTGTACCA